ACCTGATATTATCAATTTATCGCCTGAAAGAAGAGGTAGAGAGGAGGGGTCAAACATAATTTATGATCCTGATCAAACATATAATTATCTGTCAGTCAGTGAACGGGAAAACAGAAGTTTTCAATTGTTGCCAGCTTACATAAGAGAAGAGCCAGAATTAAAGCGCACTGTATACGGATTTTGTAGCGATAATTCACCCTCTGGATTTTGGGAAGTAGTGGTATCAGAAGGGGAGTCAGCAACATTTATTAATTTTGAGCCGCCGTTTTTAACAATCTTATGCCCTAGACCATTCACAGTATCAAGCCTAACAACGCTTAACAGTGATAGCACTGTATACAAATGGACGCAGATATCAGGGAGTAGAACCGCTTTAATAATTCCCGACAACGTAAAAGACCCCATTATTGATATTCAATCATCTTGCATAAGCGGTACAGGGTGCAACCAAAATACTCAAGAACCCATAAGGATACGGGTAGACACCGATAATCCTTTAATATTTGCTGACCTAATTATCCTTAACCGTGCAACTGATAATTTTGACGGGCTTGGCTATGCTGGCGATATTGCTTATACACAGATAGAATGTAGAAAAATTACTACAATTTACCGTATTCCTAATACTGGCATTGTATTTTTATGGCAGGGTACACCCATTACAATTACTTGGGCATTGCCAGCTTGTGACAGTGAATTTATTACAGGGTATAGAGTAGAGGCACTAATTCCACCTTATGCTGATATTGCGAATATTCCTGTAAATCCTAGAATTGCCGCTTTATCGGCAAATACTCAATATAGATTAAAAGCCGATTTTTCTATTTTAGATTCTAGAATTGAAACATCAATTAGCGACCTATTAATATTTAGGTACGATGCACAAGACTTAGTTAAACAGTTATTTGCCGATGATAATGCTACAGGGGTTTTAGGCTATGCAGCACAAGAGAGCAGCTATATAACTGATGTACCAGTCGCACAAGTTAGATTTTTATTGGAAGATGCGAGCGTGTTGGGTTATGCAAATATTGAAAGTGCCTATTTAACTGATGTTCCAGGGTCGCAAGTGCGATTATTAAGTGAAGATATAGCAGGACTGCTAGGCTTTGTAAATACTGAAAGCAGTTATGTGATTACAGATTTGGGAGGAATTGTCGTAGGCTAGAGTATTGACATCTTAAAAATTACTGTTATACTGAGGATAGGAAATAACAGAGGTTTTTCGAGGTAATTATGATTAATAATCAATTAATATCAGAAAATTTTTTATTGTCTCCAATGGGGAATCCAGAAACATCTGGATATAAAGAATTTGATGATGAATACAAAGGCTGGAAAATTTGGCTAGATTGTCCAAATGGTGGAATATTAGCTGTTGATATTCTTCATCACGAAAGGGGATTGTGGTTAGGGTATCCCACTACAGAAGAGTTTGAATACAACGATAATGAAGGTATTGTCAATTATGCCAGAAAAGTAATTGATGAAATTGAAAGTTTTTTGCAATCTTTGTCAGGTCAATTGTCATTATTTGAAATGGCGTAAAACTTAATAAAATCTGATACCATTGTACATAGGTGCAATGGTATTTTTTATGCGATTAAAAGGTATTGTAGAGATTAAAATTACTGATATTGACGGCAATATTAAAGATTCAAGATTGCAAGAAAACATGATTTTTGATGCCTCATGGCTAGGGGTGTTGGGCAATGATGCAGTTAGGGGATATTTTAACCGCAGTATTAGCATAGCAACTGATAATACCAACCCAGTAGCAACCAATAATACAGTAACGGGTGTAATCGGTACTTGTTCTGTACCTGCTGGCGTTACTTCACCTGTATTTATAGAAAATGTTGACCCGCCATTTGGAACGCTCACAGGGCAAATATCACCCACTGGAGTACAGCGCACATTTACCAGCGTGGCACTGACAGCGTTGGGCGGCGCAAATACTCAAAATATAGCATCTACTACCGCTTTTGCAAGATTAAAACTTGATATACCCTGCACTCAAGGGGTAAATGATTTTGTAAATATTACTTACAGTATTCAGTTTTTGGATAATGTAGGTGACACATTGCCTAATGCAACTATCAATAGATACGACTTTGGTAGAGCGATGTTTAGCCTGGGGAATTACCGCATGGGGAATATTTATTATAACTTTGCAAAACCTAATTTAGCCATGATTGCAATACCTCCGGCTGGTATTTTTGATGCTACTACTGGGGCAATAAATACACCTAATTATAAATGGAATTATACAAAATCAATTAATAAAAATACCCAATTAGGAGCAATTATTAATGCTATTCCTCAAGGATTGACTAATAATAACTTACAAGCCTATGCAATGGGATTTTATGAATACGATAAAGCACCAATTCAAACGGGGTTTAAGCATGGCGCTAACTCACTAATACCATTTTTTGACTCTATTAATATTGCAAGCTCACAAGGCTCTGTGCATCTTGCTGGCACATGGACTGGCGGCTTTCCTGAATTTTACAAAATCACCTTTACCGATGCTGGCGCTACAGGTACAGCAACTTATAAATTCTCAGTATTTAAGCACATTGGATTTAATGACAACGCCTACACATTTAGAGATGTTGATAGTTTGTATTTACGCCCTAATATTCAATGGCACGCTAAATTACACGGGTGGAAAGAGGAAGACTTTGATAAACACCGACTAAGTAATACTGAGATAGTGCAATATGATATTAATGGAATTTCGATTGTTGATGTTATTCATGGCACTTGCGTCAATTACGACGCTACTACAGCACCTGCTTTACTTTGTACTAATATTAGACAAATTGCAGTAGATACAACTAACAGATTAATTTATGTTGCTTGCAGAAATACAGGGTTATGGATCATTAATATTGGTGCAAATACTATTAGCAATCCATTAACATCTCCCTGTTATGGTTGCGATGTTGGTAGAAACAATATTGCAGTAGCTATTGTACAAGGTGGTTTATATCGCTCAACTAATTGGGCTGTAGCTCAAACTTTCACTTACACAGATATCACAAATAATTGGGCGTGTGTCCACTTTTTAAAAGCCGACCCTGAACACTCTAACGATAGAATAGCTATAGTTGCACAAAATCCCGCAAATACAGCTAATAGAATTGTATGGCATCAATTTAGCGATAATAGTACAACAACGGGATTTGAAAACGCCAACCTTCAGATATATCCATCCAGCTTGGATGTTTCAGATGTTGGTAGCAAATGGGTTTATTTTATTCCACAAACATTTTTTAAAATTAATTTCAATGCGACTACATCAGTATCTAGCTGGGTATCTTTTTCTAAACCGTTAAATCATTCAATTTATGGGAATAGAAGATTTAGCAAGGCCAGCTTTTTAGGAGATAGTATTTTTGTTCGAGGAGGCAATTTTCTCTTTGAGGGATTTCTTGTTGATGGTGCTATTACACAATCTATAGGAGGATTGCCAAATACTCAATCAGGCTTTAGTGATGCAGTTTCTTTTTGTTTGTCGGTACTACACCTTGACTCAGGAATAGTTTTAATTAACGGAGCACCAGAACCTTTAGCAAATGTATCTTTTAGACAAATATTCCCCAATGGCAATGCTAACTTAACAACCAATTATGGCTGGGACGGAGCAAATTGGATTAAAGATAATCCTAATTCAAAACCTACCCACAGTGACGCACAACCGCTAATTAATGGATTAACAATTCGTTTTCAAGACGGTACAAATCCCCCTCACTTTGTACTCAATGAATTTCAGACTCAAGGGGTAAACTGGGGATTATTAAAAGATAATGCCACTGATTTAGTATGGAAATCTGCATGGTATTCTAGAGCTACAAATAAAGCCACAATTACACCTGTGGTACTTGCATCTACTACAGTGGTTTTAGCGGCTGCTAGTGACCCGTATTTTAGCCGTATAGATAATGATTCAACAGCAATACCCCATCGGTTTTATCTCAATGGGGTATTGGTAACAAAGGTATGGACTAATGGTACAGCGCCAGCACCTACAGAAGTTGGCTTAAATGCTAATGGTACTTTAACCTTCAATGCTGCTGATGTTGGCAAAACTTTGTCAGGTACTTATATTTGGATTGAAGTTTAACATTCCCAGCCTTGTTCAGATTCTAGAATCTAATTAAACATTGGGTTAATTTGACTGCTAGGAGTAAATTCCTTAGCGGCTATATCTTTAACTCCAAACATAGCATAATGATGTGAACCATCCATGTAGAAAACCTGTATTATCACTTTACGCTTACATTGTGCTATATCATCGGCATAGGGTTTAGTAAACCTTAAACCGTGTTTTTCATGGCTGAATAAATTTAATATTTCCTCTGACCTATCAGGGCAAACATTACCTAAAACTATTACAGCATCTTGCATACCTGATTCAAACATTGCATGGGCAATGTAGGCTATGTAGTTGTTTAAATTGCTGTGATAAAGTTTTGCAAATTCTTGACCCGTCATATCATGAAAGCCGTCACGGTGCAGCCTTTCATGAATTAACAAACATTGTTTAGCAGGTTCTAAAAGTTCCGGGTCTAATTTACGATAGTCCATATATGCAATGATAGAATAGTGTTAAACTTTACATTAATACTATCATGTTAGCAGGAATTAATCTTAGTCAAAGGGCAAAAAATCAGTTAGACAAATTAATAGATAATGCACTAGGAATAGATGAGGCTGATGGTACTTGTAAAAGCACTGTAGTGTCATTGCACCTATCACAAATGAGTGAATGGGGTGTAAGGGGCGGTGCTATTCAATGGAAAGCAGTACAAGATTTTAATGGCATCAGGAAAGAATTTATAGCAAAGTTAATCAGCGATAATAATTGGAAGAATAAAGCCGAGCCGTGTATGGCTCGAATGGTTGCAAAAGGCGAGGTTTTACTCGTTGCATTGCCTTCCAAAAATGGCTACAAACTTGATTATTTTACAGGTGGCAAAAACAATATAAATCCTGATTACCATATCTTTTATAAAGAGAATGAGTATGGTGAAAATGAAATTGACGCGGTAGTGATTAAGCAAGCAACAGAGTTAACAAGAGAGGATGGATTTATTGGTAATGCTTACGATGTAACAGGTTCGTTGATGAAAAAATGGCGAATTATATTTTTAACTGCTGACAAAATTTATATTTTTAAATTCCTGCAAGAACCTGTAGATTTACGTGGCACTTATTCACTTTTAGAAAGTTTTACAAGCGGTGGTTATGCCCCGTTCTCAATGCAGAAACCGATTATTATTGATAATCCATTTGCGCCGGAATTGCCTTGTGTAGTTTGCAAAAACATTGATATTGGTGATGATAAACCTGGTTTGGATGATTTTTATAAAATCAGGGATATGATCGAAACTCATAATTCATTGCTGATAGATGCGGTGGAAAATTTACAGGTTTTCTACACACCAACAATGATTACTTCTAGACCCGCTGATGCGGTGCTAGAAGATTTTGAAAACTACAATGATAGAAAACAGGCTAGTTGGGCATCTAATAACGGCTTTTTCAGCCCTATTGCAAGGCGTTCCAGCATCCCTTATCGTATGCCTAGAGTTATTGGCAATGCCAAGCCCGATGAAAGAATGGGGTATATCGAACAGCCGGATACTATTAGTGGCGACCATAACCTATTTATACGCAATGATAGAGAGTTGATACATTGGGTTTTGGGTGGCGTTGATCCGCTTGGTATCTCCGCAAGTGCCACTTTTGGGGAAATCAAATCATTATTTGGCAGAATTGAAAATACAGCAAGCAAGAAAGCAGAAACATTGTTCGGGCAAAATGGATTATGTAAGCTGCTATCTTTAATCATCCTTGCAGAAGAGAGAAAATGTAAATTAGCAATTGGTGAATTTATCATTAATCAATATTTACAGGGTTCACCAATTGCCAATGCACTTATACAGCAAGAATTAAGCGATGAACAGTTTAGAGCATTGTATTTGAATATTACCGATGAGTTAAATGCACAGTTACCGGGATTACCGCCACTTGGTGCGCGTGATTGTAGTTGGCGGTATACCAAAGATGTTTTTCAAAGGACTACAAGAGAACAGCAAGAGGCGAGTATAGTTTTTCGTAATGAGAGAGAAGACGGTATTTCTCAGGAAATCGCACTTGGTAAATTATACCCGAATATGAGCGATGAAGAGATACGGCAATCAATGTCAGGGTTTAGCCCTCGCGTTGTGTCGAATGCGTTAAATGGCATATCAGGAGCATTGGCTTTATATATGCAATTAGCACAGTTACCATCGCCCAATAACCCTGAAATCTCTTGGGCTTCTGAGCTTGGACTTGCAGAGATTGTGAGGCAAGGCATCATAACCCTACAAAAAGAGATGAATTACAATATACCTGATTTTAAAGAATCACCAGATTATGACGAAATAAATGCAACTATCAACAGCACATTACAGCAATTAAACAATGTACGCGACTCAGTACCAACCTCAACAGTACCCCTACCCAGCGCCACAGCCGCAGCAAGGCGACGCGCTAGATCAAATAGGTAAGGTCTTAGACATTGCTGATAAGTTAAGAGGGCGTGAAAGCGCGGGCAACTTTGCACCTGGTATGGCTAGAGATGCCAGTATGGGTGTAGGAGGTTTGCAAACACGACCTTTAGATCAATTAACTCAGCAACAATTACTTTTAAGTAATCCTGCTTTGTTGCAGCAATATCAGCAACAGCAGACACAGATAAACGGATTAGCCTTAAACCAACAGCAGACAGAACAACTTAAACAATCCGTAAATACCTTAGTACAAGGTTCACAGCAGTTGCACGGCTATTTACAGCAATCATGGCAATTATTACGTCAGGTGATGGACGCTTATAATGCTATGTGCAACTATGCAGCAGAATTAGAGAAAGTTGTACAGGTAGGATATCAGCAGAATAGCCTGGCTAATGCAATGCTGCCTTATGTGCAACTTGCGGGAGTGCAAAACCGACTCGCCAATGCTTTCTTGCAAGAGCGTGATGCTGTATATGTAATGGCTGATATTCAACAACAAATGTTAGCTGACCCTGTGTATTTGCTGCATCATTCCTTTGATGTGTGGGATAGAAATCTGGGGATAGATAAAACTGCGATAGATTACATCTCGCAACTATACCTAGAATTAGCTAATAGATTTGATCAAAGATATATAGCTACCACAGGGCAAGATCCCTATCCACAACAGCAACCACAGCAAGGAATAAACCCCAATTACTTTAAGGCTTTTAGCCAAGCTCAAAGCCAGGGTAATCCTAAAGTCGGACAAGTGCTACAGCAGATGCACTTACAGAAATTTGGTGTTTAATGTTCACATTCTAGAATTAAAACAAGGAAATTTATTATGGCAGGATTAGCACAAGTAGCGCAAACAGTAGCACCTTTAGCCGTTGATGCAGCAACACAGGCTGTAATGGGTATGTTTACTGCTGGTGGTGGTGGATATGGTAACCCCTCTTATAGCACCCAACAGGCTGATGATGCGATGCGTAATAATACGCAATATACGCAGGGTATGACAAATGAGCAGCTTAGACGGGAATTTGAATTAGAAAGACAAAAAGCCGCTTATGCCAATCAAATGGCACAAGGTAATCTATTGTTTACTGGTAATGTAGCCAATGCAGCGTCTAACGCAAATACAGCACGCAACATGGCTGCAAATGCACAGGCAGCATTAAATAGTGTTTATATGAATGCAGGTGACAGAGTTAACCGTGCGGCTGCCGATACCATGAACGCAATCACGGCAGCCGGACAAACTGCCGCTGGTATGTTCCGTTAATTAAGTCTAGACAAGAAAAACTCACAGAACCAAGGGTTACACAAGGCGTTCTGTGAGCGCAATTAATAAACCTAAGAAGAGTATATCACATGGCATCTAATACAGTTGACATTGCTGATTATCCAGCGATTTTGACCATGATGGCATACCGTCCAAGCCCTAATACTATTGCTAGATGGGTATGCCAGCCGGATTTTGTGCAGGATACTAACCTCAGACCTGGTGAAGTTTACCGGATGAATAAATGGGGGTACTTGCCAGATTTAAACGACCAGAACATTGAAAACCGTACACGCTCTGATCAACAGCTTATCGGAACTGCTAACACTCGTGTTATTCCCAATGAGAAAGTTAATTTTATTCTCAGAGAGATAACCGGTCCAGGAAGCGGCGACCCTAACAGTCCCTCACAGCCTGGTAACTTCCGCTTTAGTATTCCCGCGATGAGGAAAGCCCAAGAGAATTTGTGGCAACAAGGCGTGCAAAACCCTTGCTTATCTCCACAGTTTCACGATTCCATCGGTGCTAATACGCTGTTGATGGACTATCGTACAACAACTGACAGATTTTATATCTATGCGTTGTTGAACAGTCCTAACAAGCTGAATCCTCAAGGTATTGCTGATGGTGGAACTTATGCAAGCGGTCCGCCAAAGCTAACGGTAGAGGATGCCGACTTTATGCTTGAGTGGCTATACATTAATAAAGTACCCGTTTTCGAGGACGGGCTTTATCACTGGTTAATGCACCCTAAGCAATTTAATCACCTGAGACAAGATCCACGGTTTAGGGAACAATTGCAATCATCAGCCGCTTTTGCTGTAGGTATGCTGATGGCACTGCAAAATAATGTATTTGGCGCTGGCTATATGCCACCTGCACAAAACGAATTAGCAACTGCCACCTTGCAATCGCTAACTGGATTACGCGACCCCTTAAATCAGCCTAACATTGGATACTTCTATCCATACTTGGGGCAAGCATTACCAGGCGTTGATAATGCTTATATGCAAGGTGGATATGTATTTAACCAGTTCAGAATATTTATCACTAACAACATACCTACTAAAAATGTGTTGTTAACTTATACAGCGTCTACTGACCCCAGTGAATTAACAGGCTCTCAACTGCGTACAGCGTTCCCAGGCGCTGCTTTTGGACGACACGCCATTGGTGAGTTATTTGGCGGATCTCCTGATTTGGGTATTCCTGTGGAAATTCTTGCCAATCAAAATAACGATTATAAGCGGTTTCTAATCGTTATCTGGCAAGCGTTTATGGATGTTAAACGCATTCATGACGATTTTGTGATGGAAACCCGCACCTACGGACGTTAAGGAGGTAGCAAAATGGTATTTTCTGGAAATGTCATAAGTAACGGCGACCATTACGACTATGAAGATCAATTTGTCCGCAATGTGGACGGCAGGGCTATTTTTAGGGCTGTCGGTGCTGCAATTTTGACTGATACATTGCAGACTTCAATTCCCGTAATAGTTTACCCTCCCCGCAACAAGGAATTAGCGTCTACGTTTCCTAATCGGAATATTGTAATTCCATCAGGAGCGCAAATTCTCAGCGCATCTTTAAGATTGCCTAGCACTCGTATTAGAGGTGACCAGATGCAATGGGGCGCACAAATCCCCATAGGTACTACCATTATTGGGACTACCGGTGATGTACTAAAGGTGAATTTTGGCACACAAAACCAATTTGCAGCAGCAGCTACCGCAAGTATAGCAGCAGCTAACAACGCTTATCCGATTGTCGCTGGTGCTAGATTAACTCGTGCTCCGAATGCAGCCGATAACGCTAGTGGTATTCTGAACACACTAGGAGCGCAACAAACCGTTAGAGTGATGGTAGACAATGCTGCTAATAACGCGGCTGGCACAGGCATTAGATTAAGCACAGCAGGACAAGAGGCTGTAATCGCTGTTGACATTATTTGGGCGGTAACTGACGATGCAGTACGCCACAACGAACTACCTAACCTAACAGAAAATTTCTACATTAGGAGCTAAGTAAATGGGTGAGGTATTAAGCGGGAATTTTACCTCATCCCATAATTCCAGATTTCCTTGGAATCCTTGGGGTGAGCATAAAGATACATTATTTTATTGCCATAGACTGGGGCTTGATGATTTAACATTAACCCCTGATGTTTTGGGTGGTGATAGTAGTGATGCTGTAATGTACCACTGTATTAGCAGAAGTGACGCTACAAAACGGGTGTATCCTATTAGGGCGTGGGAGATTGTACCCGCAGAAGCCAAAGAAGCTAAGATAGCTCAGGAAAACTCGGAGGGATTATTTGAGATTAATCTGGCTAATATAATCCAAATTAAAGATTTTTTAATCACCAAATTTATCCCTTCTTATAACTGGGAATCTGACGAGCAAAAAGCATCAATGTTAGCAGCAGCAAAACGAGCCAGAGACGGCTTGCACCGGGACATTGAGAAAGTTAGATTGCAAGGTTCATTCCTTAATAAAGAGGATTTTACTGTTAGATTAAAAGCAGAAAATGAGGCTTTTCCGTGGGATAAATTAGCTGATTTTTTAGGATATCAATTGCCATCAACTTAGTCTAATGCCAGAACTCGACCCCGAATTAAAAGCAAGGGTAAAGCAACATCTGGGATATTCCCGCCCAAGGGGAATATCCCCTGCTTTATTGCAAATCTTTAATCAGAATTGCAAACAGTTTCCAAGCAATGCAGACATTTATGGCACTACAGGTCAATCAGTACAGATATTAGTAGAAAGATGTGATTTTGCTTTTAGATGTACTAACGCACAGGACAATGCAGCTTTTAGCCAATTCCAACAGATTTTAGGAGACGTAAACCGTCAAACTAGAACACTGTCTATAAAAGAGATAGTTGGCATGGCTAGAGAGTATTACATGAATGAGTGCGATAACTTAGCCGCATTTCTAAGCGTACCCAACCTTATGCGTCCTGAAGTAGCGCAAAAATACTATCAAGCTACTGATAGCTATGTGATGATTAGCCCTGAAGTGCCAGATACTTGCGTTAGTGATAGATTGTATCTATCCATGAATTATGTTTAGATTCTAAAATACAAACATGGTAGAAGTCCCGAATAGATTACCAACATTTATCAAGCAAGGTGGCATACTTGGCAATCCTGCAAGCTTAACCAACCAAGTTTGCACACGCGATAACCCCGGCGTTATTCCTGTAACGGTATATGACAATACTGCTGACTATGCAAGTGGCAACGGTGCAATAGTCGAAAATGTAATTATAGCCGCCACTGGTACAGTTACAAAGTCTACTTTATTCTTTTTTATCCGCTTAGATGATGATTCTACTTGGAAATATTGGGGAGAGGTGGACTTACCCGCCATAGCTAGTGCTAGTGCATCTGCAAAAGATAGCAATTATCCGTTGCGTGCTGATTTAGGCAGACGATTGTACTCACCCGTTGCACAGGTAGGAAGCGACCAGGGATTGATAGGATTTAGGATTAATGGCAATTCTAGATCCGTCGAAATAGGGTGTGCATTAGGTACGGCGATTGGTTCATTGCCGATTTTAGTGTGGCTACAAGGTGGTGAACTGTGATAAATATTAAAGATATAATTAATATTGCTGCAATTGTTTTGCTTCAACTTTTTGAGGTACTTTACATTGCAGCAATAGTTCAAGATAGTATGAGGTGAAACTATAAGTAGTGCATGACATATAACCGACCCGTTTGTAATTGTCCTGATGCTGCTAATGAAGCCAAAAAAAATCTTTCTTCATCCTACAATTCCAGCACTTTTGATAGGAATTGGAGGACTAAAACTAATAGCAGCACTGGTGTTACTTCCGAGTTTGGAGGTATTAGACAAAGGGGGTTTTACTGCAAACATGAAATGGCAGTTATCAGGGTCAGAGAAGAAAATGATGCTGCTTTCCCTAATGGCATCCCCTATGAACCACCAATTGAGAAATTAGGGGAAATTGGTACACAATACAATCAATCTTTTGACTCTGATTTCACATTTATAAAAACAATTGATGAGGTAATTGATAATGTTTAGCAATGGAAACTATCAAGTAAATGGCTACAACGAAAATGATGTGCATAGGCTTTCTAGCACTGTAGAAGGTGAAGACCCGATAGCTCAGGCGATGGGATTACAGCCACAGCAGCCTCAACAAACTCGCCAAATAGAGTATAGAAATGACGTTGTTTACAATACACAAAGACAACCCCAGCCAATACAGCAAATTAACGCCAATGGCAAAACAATTAGCATATCAATTTCACCTGATGGGACTATTACAATTACTTTAAATTAAGGAGCGATTAATGTTTTCAAGTATTAACAACGACGCTAATTTTTTAGCTTATCAAGACTTAGTGAATGACTTAACAAGTGAAGCGAGAAGAAAAGCGCAACAGAGAATAAATAGACATACAAACAACGCCCCATTAAATGATACGCCACAATATAGCGCCATTGCGATGCCCGAATTAGATGCTCCGGCATACCTGCAAAATCAAATAAATTTTGCCAATCAATTATCACAGGCGGGCAGCGACAGAATGATTGCAGGAGCTAGAGAACTAGGTAAAATAGCCGGACAGAATTATGGTCTAAAAGTATTTTTAGATAATCAAGCCAGGGGAGTAGAAAGAGACAAAGCGGTTGCTGGAATCGCCCAAAGTATTTTTTCCTCTCCTTGGGCTGTTGGCAGTAGCGGCAGATATTGGGGTTAGCGCAATGATTGGATTCTGGAATGCTATTGGCGCTATTGGGGGATTAATTGGGGGAATTGGATCATTATTTGGTCGGCGCTCAGATCCAACCAAACAAGCTAAAGAGTTAGCGGCGCAAAGATTAACACTAGATAAAGATTTTGCTGCATTTAATCAGGCGCTTGAGTTTGAAAAGATGCAACGAGCATTAGAGTTACGTGAACAAGAGTCTCAGGCAAATTTTGGAAGGCAATTTAGACTAAATGATCAAACAGCAAACTGGCAACGCTTAATTAATCAAGATACAGAAGGTGCTAGAACGCAACGGAACACTGATCAATTAAACACCCAGCAACGTTTACAATCCAACCAAATTAATCAAGAAAACTTTGCTGCTAGGCGTGCTATAGGATTAGCGTCAAGGCGATTAGGAGGTTAAAAAATCAGTAACAAATATTAAACCCTCTAATTAGAGGGTTTAATTTTGTGGGTATAGTAGCACTTATGCTGCATTATTTATCCTTTTTGTACTTTGTTAACAATTGAATGAGAAAATTAATATTAAATCTAGGATTATTAGCAGCGCCCACGCCCAGTAATCCGCTGATTAAAACAATGTACGCAAGTGCTACAGACTCGTTAACTTCCGTTACTCGAAAATCGATATTAATGCCTTCTTTGACTGAATATTTAAGCTCAAATCTTACTGATTGCAAGGATAACAAAACAGTAAGAACAGTTGCAAAACCATAGCCTATTATTTTATTCATTGTAAAACAATTTGCATACGTACGTAAATTATAGCACTTAATCTAAAATACATCATCTGGTAATTCCTCCAATTTGGCAACTTTACGCGCTTCTTCACGTTGCTGTTTCTGGTATTCCTCAACACTCAAACCAGCCTCTTTAGCTTCAAAAGCTACCTTTTCGGCTTGCAACATAATGTCATTAAATGACAGTTTTTCACACCATTCAATATCATCACGCTTTGCAACGTCTAATAATTCTTCTTTAGTAAAGTGGCTGTATTGTTCACCTTGGAACTTTGAAGGAATCCAAGGCTCAATCAAACTTTTAACTTTGCCAGAATAATATCTGTCATCTTCCCATCCCATACTAGCTGCGGTCATGATGAGGGACATTTCGATGAATTTATCAAAGGTGGTAGGGTTTGCTTGATTCTTCATTAATTCAGCAAACAATGGGAAGAATCTATCCATTACTTCCTCTTTAAAAATCACCTCATAATGTCTTCTGTCATTATTGTAAAAAACATTAGATTGCTCTAAGAACTCAACAATGCGTTGAGGGTTAGCAATATCAATACCAATTGTAGGTACTTCGTTTTTGCACATTTCCTCATACTCAGGAGTACCAGGAGCAGGTGGTAATGAAGGTGCTACGGGTTCAGGTTCAGGAATAAATGGGGGTCGGTTAGAATCATTCTCATCAGCAATGGGAGCATCAGCCCAAAGGTCAATTACTACAGGCTCAGAACACTCTGTACATTGTGATTGTATTTGCTGTTCATGCTGTTCAGCGCGTCTAGCAGCTTCTTTTTCCTTACGTTCTTTTGCCCATTCCTCCTTTTTCTTATTCATGAAATCTAAAAGCAAGTATGGGTAATCAAAATATTTAGCCGCCTCTAAACCATAGACTTGCAGCACTAAAATTTTATTTTCCTGGCTTAATGGCGATGTACGTCCATCAGGTTCTTTGGTTTCTGATTCAGGTTTTAATGTTTCAGCTTCCTTTGCTACATTGTTAATTTCAGTTTCTGCCTCTAATTTCTCAACTAAGGTCAGTTGATCCTCAACATCGGGTGTAAGGTCAAAAACTGACTTGCCAGGTCTTATAGACTTGTTTAACGCGGGCTGTGTGAATGATTCATCAGGTGTTGCATTGTAGGTTGGTTGTGATTGTGGTTCTACTGCTGATGCTGGTGTAGCTGTTTCTTCAATTACATTGTCAAAATCATCATCCCAAGTTCCAGTAGTTGCACCTTCTATCACTGTTCCGGGAGGATTTAACACTGGCTCAGGAGTTTCAAAGCTACCACCAAAATTTGAGCTTGTTTCAAAACCTAAATCATATTCTGCCCAATCTATGCTGTTTGAGGCAAAACTAGAAGGTGGTGGTGGTGGAAAGCCTACAGGCGCAAAACCGTCGCCGATAGGCGTTTTTACAGTTTCTGTAGCCAATAAATAATTTTCTTGCTGAGTACCAAAATTTGAGTTTTCTTGGTTTTCATAATTAAATTCTTTGAGAGAATTTGGGTTCAAATTTTGCGTTTCGTTCAGAGCATCATAAACCGCTTCTACAGTGTTTGTGTTAATCTTAGATTTTCTTTTGCTTGTTTTAATTCCTTCAATGTTTTTAAAAGCATTTCTAAAGTCACTGGTAATAGATGTCCAGTCATTGTGGTTATTATTCATTACATATTGCTTTGTCCCGTATTTGCTACGGATAGGCAGTTCTATAATATGTTTAGCAGCTTTTAATATTTTTATATATTTACGGGTTGTGTTCTCACTCAAGCCAAGGTCTTTAGAAATAGTTTCTACACTAGCAAAGCATTGTCTTCCAGGAATACCATTGCCAGCACGATAAGCGATATAAGCCCGTACATATTGCTCCTCAAGGGTTATATCAGAATTCATCCTCTCTTGCAAGAGGTCATAGTTAAAAAATAAAAGGTTTGCCATGGGTTGACTTTTGGTAGTCATTGCTGTTAAAATTGTTATTGTTATAGACAAATAGATATTAATAGTATAGCACAAGTCCGGCGAGTGGTCAAGTGCTATACTTTTTTCTTTTTAGTTGTCTTTATTTTAAGATTTGAACAAGATTGCCAAATGTTTACATTATGGTAGAATAATTTAAAACCTAGCCACGTGGTGAGCACAAGAATTATTGTAATGCTAAAACCATTAAGATTGCTTCCTGATTTAACTATTTCAGATTTTAGCCCTGTAGCTAAGATTTATGCGGACTGGATAAGGCAGCCACGACAAAGCAATTTAAACGAGAATGATTTACGTCAAGCAATTCAATGTTTATATGATGCGGATTTTTTACTTTACTTAAAAAGCAAAAATCAACAAATTTTTTATTTGGTACAACTTTTTATAGCTCATGGTTTTTTAGGTAATTTCCCGGAAATCAAGGAAGACTATGTACTAGATAATCACTATATGTTTTCTGAGTTCTTTACTGATTTTGAAGTTAAACAATGGTTTGAAAATAATTGTATTTCTTTGGACTCTTGTAAATATTTCCCGGAAACAAGCGGTGTTTACTGCGTAATAGCTTGTAAAGGTTCAGAATGTCATCACTTGTATATAGGTAAAAGTGTCAATTTATTGTCTAGATGGGAGCAACATCACAAGCAAAAAGAAATAAACGCAATACAAAAACTAGGATTTAGAATAACATACAAGTATATTGCTAACTCACTACTTGCTTTTGATATTAGTGAGGTTGAAGAAATGTTAATATTGGCGTTTAAACCAATTTTAAATTCTACGCAACCATCACCCGAAAAATATACAGCAAAATTACCAAATCTTCTTGGCTGTTTAATCTAATCCTAATAAACAGCCAACTGTTGCGATTCTAAAACTTAACCAAATAAACTGTGACAATTACTAATTAAGGTAATTGAGGATTGAAACTTGATAGCGCAACAAATAGTAGCGAATAAGACTCAGTGACAATTACTAATTAAGGTAACCAGCCGCACCTATTTAAACCGCATATTTTACCCCATACATTGCTTAATCAATAAATTTTCTTTATTGGCTAATTTTTGCGCTTTTTCTAAAGAAAATTTTAAGGCATCTTGAATATCATAGGTAAAAGAAATACCAAAAATAGAACAGTGATCGTACACATATTTTTCCTCATCGTTTTCTACTTTATATAGGATATATTGTTCACTCATTGTTATTTGCTCCGTTGTATTTTATCCAACTACCCCATACATTAGCTATGGGTATATTTTTGCTTTTAGCGTACTCAACGCATTTATAAGTTCCTCCTGATTCTTGCCCGTTGTACAGTGCTATCACATTTGTGCAGTGGTCAATCATGTATTTATTGCGCTTGTGCATCTTAGTGACGTGATATGCTCCAATTTCACAATTTTTAGTTGTGTAATTATCAACCGTGTCAACGTAAACAATCTTATCAGCAAGAAATATTAATTTTTCCCACAATGCCCTATCCGTATCTTGCCATTTGCAATCTTGATGGGCGAATGGTACAGCCGCTATATAGGGAATTGACAAATTCGCTGCTGCTTGAGCAATGGCAATATCCCACCCCAACGCCATACCCGTTATGATTTTAGGGACTTCGTGAAACATTAAAGCGGCTGTAGCAAGTTGCAGTAGTCTAGTAAAGCTGTAATTAGGGATTGACTGGGGACGATGCCCGGTCACTGCATAAATTTTCATTCTTCCTCATCCTCTACAATTTCACCATTTAAAATTTGTTTAATTAATTCCTCAGTGCTGCACCCTCTTTTGTCTGCAAGGTATTTGAGCCGTTCTTTAATGCGCGGTTCACGTTCTTGTAGCTTTGCACATAGCAAAGAACCCGCTTGATTTGATAATGCCCGTGCATTAATCCAAGAATCCAGGATTAACAAATCTTGATAATATTCTCCAAGCTGCACATAAGTTCGTTTTGGCTTATTCATAGTTGCTGATCAGTGACCTCCGGTGATGTTTACATTGTAGACGCAGTAAGGCTTTTGAGATAATTATATCTTATTTGCATCTTATTTGCATTTTGGGGGTTGCATTTCTGCAACTTATCTGATAATTTAAAAATATGCAGGATGCAAAAACGCAATACTGCATAAATACCTAAGAGTTAAAGCCATGGAGGAAAGCCGAGTAATTTATGAAACACTAATTGAGAGTCGGTGCAGTGACTCTCACTGGTCAAAGGTCAAAAAGCTGATGTCTGTGTGTCAACTACCAATGGACAAAGACGGGTTAAAGATAATAATTAATCTTCGTAAAGTTTGTCCCAGGTATTTCAGGAAATATACAGACATTAAAGAACAGCTAACAGCGATGGGACGAGAATTAAAACCTGCTCTTGACGATGGTGTAAGTGGTACTGAGTTTTTAAATATCATTAACCAATACAACATCAATCCCGACCAGTCAACTGTTAGCAGATGGTTTAAACCCGTTGGTGGATTTAAACGAGACAAAGAATACGATAAGCAAACAATACTACCTATAGTAGCTTGTGCGCTTATCTATAAATCAAGGAAACATTCAGAGGTGCTTAGAAATGCAAACAGTTAAAGATATTTGCAGACAAAACAGACAAGTGCTAGGTGGATTTGATAAAGCTGAAGAGGTAGCAGAAGCAATTATAAATGGCGAACCACTACCTAAAGAGGCTTACCAAATTATTAACCAGTTGGCGTTTGTGTCAATTAGAAACATGAGGAACTACTAATGATTATTGAAAACAACAAAGCACAATTAACCACCGTAGCAAAACGCATCCAAACTCGGTTATCTAAACAAGGTATCAAAGCATCATTGGGCGACATCAAGCCTATGTGTGAGTCAATGATTGCTGATATCAATAACCCATTGCCAGACGAGATGGACTTAGTAATTCAGCATTTTGTAGACACTAACACCGCTATAACTAATGTTTCCTCTAGTCAGATTCTAGAATCTGACCAAGAAACAGAAGAAACACAACCCGCGCCATTAGCAACTGCTACTCAGTCCCAGCTAATCACCACTACTGCTGATACGATGGGTATTGTTTTAAACAGTTCTGAAATTGCGGAAATTGCTACTAATATCAATGATTCAACTGATAGCTTTGAATCTGAAATTGATGCTATTAGAAATGCAATTTTAGCCTACGTGCAACACAAATCGCTGTTAGCGCAAAACAAAATTAACCAGATGGTTAATGATGTCCGGGAAATTGTTAGCGATGAAAATCGCGCCAATTCAATGCTGTTAAGCAATGGGTTGGTTAACATAAACAACGACATCGTAGAGGCGCAAAAAGACTTTAAAAGCCAAGTCTCAAAGGCGCTTACAGCCTTTGCTATCCCAGCTGTCAAAGCGGGATAAAGAGTTGCTATGTCAAGCATCCTTAATAATCAGACCGTCATCCTGGATGCTGTACGCTTCACTTTCTCAAATAGTTTTAATCGGAGGATTATTAATTTATGCAATCTCACAACCTCCAGAGTTTAAAGGAGGTGCAACAAACCAGCAATATCCCATTACTGAACCAAGCAGAGTTTACCGTGAAGCCGACTGGTGAAGTACAGGTTAAAGGTAATCCAGATCCAGAATTAATTAGACAATTAATAGTATCTGCTGACTACCAAAAAGACCAGGACAGGCGCTATAAATCAGAAATCGAACGCCAGCAAAAGCAAGTAGATTTTATGGTCGTAGGTTTTCTAGGGTGTACATTTCTACTTTCTATTTTTTGTTTATTTCTAACAGTAAATCAACGCAATCAAACACAAGGAGCATCAAGCAATGGAGAATCTTTTCGGGGGATTAATACCTGCCAAATCCGGTAAATTAGCTGGGACTGGAGAAAATCCAACAGCTATTGGCAACATGGGCGGTTCAATGGCACGGGTAAAAGCCAAGATGAAATTACCCACGGAAATATCAGCCCAACAGGTTGTTAACTTAGAGAAAGAACTAGGTCAAGTAGATGGAGAATTGGAATTAGGCAAAATGATTGTACAGCGTCAAGAACAATTACTAAGCAAAGCTGTTGACCTTCACGACGTAAACACTCAATGGGCTAACGTAACAATGAAAGCTGATCAGCGAATGAGAACCATTGAGGGTAAGCATAAACAACAAGTATCCCAATATATGTTAGGCGCTGCAACTACGCAAGCATACACCGATGGATACACAGAAGCATACCAAATGAGTGCGGAGATTTTTGGATAATGAGTAAGCAGAAAGAAAAAGATCAAATTAAGAAAACCGATGCTGCCGTTGCTGCTGTCTTAGCGGCTTCTGTCTCAATTTTATCGACGACAATTGTGATAAATGCAACTGAAGTTGTTCAGCAACAAACTGAAATGCGGAAATGAAAAATTTATTTTATGCCGGATGTTGCCTGTCCGGCTATTCCTTCTTTCAACTACTAGGCATGGTTATTAAAGGTTTTCCTGGTTCTCGGACAGGTGCAATTGCCCTAGCAATATTAGGATTATTAATCATCCTTGGGTTTGGATTTTCTAACTGGTGTGGACTGTGGTATCAGACAGCAGGAAACCTAAGCAAGAATCAAAGCATTGTGGGGTTTGCCCCAGTTTATGTTTTCGGTACAGCGGCAATAGTAGCTTTAATTATTGGATTTATGGCAGGAGGCTAAAGTGCAACTAACCAATCCATTTGCAACGCTCAGAGATAGCTTTGAACCATTAATTAAATCTGAACGTCTGCTTTTGGGGTTGTTTGCGGCTACAGCAATAGCAGGGACAACCGCCCCTGTGTTGTGGTCACAACAGCCCAAAGAAGTTAAATTAATTGAAAATATTTGGGGATTATTCAGCAGTGCGTGTTTTACTGCTGAATGCCACCGACGACGCACAAAAGAAAAAACTTATCAAAGCTATGAAGATGCGTCATTAGCTATTGTGAAAGAACACCTAAAGGGTGTTTTCACTGTTGAAAAAGCATCCAAAGAAATTCAGGCTAAACGGGAATTAGCAGCCTATGTAAACTCATTGCCAATTGAAGAGAGGGGACGATGGGTACAGCAATATGGATTGCAGGGTTTAGTTGAATTACCGCAGATTCAACGAGCGGTAATTGAACAGCCAAGGCGGTTATCAGGTTCAACAATCCCTAACCCTGACATTGCAGATGTTAATGAAGATGCTGTACAAGCAATTATCAATCCTAGTGTTATGGGAATCTTGCAGGAATTATCTATGCAATATTCAGACTATATCCGATTAGATGATGCTTGGGTAGATGAATTATGTGATAGTTCATCACGGCAAAGTATGGGAGACAGAGCAAATCATCACTTTAGTTTTTGGGGTGAAACACAATCTGGTAAATCAACTTTAGCAGGTGTTTTTATCAATAAAATTGCGGCTAAATCTCAAGGGGCGGCCATGGTTTTTGGTAGTGACCCTAAGAATTATGTAACCCGTTGGTTATGTAAATTTAGCCGTAAATTTGATGGGTTTAAAGGCAGTTTAGATCAGTGGGTTACTTTTGCCACAAAGATAATTGACGCAAGACAAGATCAGTTTAAAAATAACCGCAAGGGTAAAGGATTATCAGAATTATTCTTGATTCAAGACGAAGTAAATGTAGTCTATGGGGGAGGTAAAGGTTTAGCGGGTCAAGTCACCAAAGAAACTGCTTTAAATCTTTGTGCAATGTGGAATTACATAATTAATTTCACAGCAGCAATGAAGATTCACGGCATTTTTATGGGACAAAACCCACTAAGCGAGCATACAGGATTTAGTCGTCCTGCGCTTAAAAATATCTGTTTTATTGCGTTGGGTAAAGTATCTGGATATATTTTAAGTAATCCAAAAGATTTTCTTAACTTAAAATCAGAAATTATTGAATTACTTAAAAATATTTGTGAATTGCTTGATAAAGAAGAGGTTAGATATGCCCTAGTAATTCCCACTAAAGGTAATCCATACATTGCATTAATTCCAGTTTTTGATATTGATGCAATGGAGCAAACAGAAAACGATGCAGAACCATCCATAGACCCCTATGAACTGCTAACAGATTGGATTCAAAAGCTAGGCAGAAACCCTAACGATGATGAGTTAAAACAAGCATGGCAACAAATAAAAGGAGAACAATTAACAGCCGATGCACTCACATTGTTAAAATCAAAACTAGGAATTTAATTAACAAACCCCTGTTAGGGCAATTAACAGGGGTTTATTATTTCTCGCTGGATCAGGTCAGGTCACTATAATATAATATCATAATTGTAGAACAGAAAGATAGTTGACAAATAAAAAATATACAGCTATACTAGTAAAATATATTAATTCTTATGCGTAAGCTGCACCACGACGGTAAGACCTCTGTTTTCTTTCCAAATCACCCCTTAACTGGGGTTTTTTATTGCGTATTCATGGTAAAATAGCTACTAGTTTACTGAGGTGATTATGGAGTTTACAGAAGTTCAGAGAAAAGTTATTGATTGTATATTGCAGGGCAAAAACTCATGGAGCGCGTTGTGTGCAACCATAGATACTTATCCTGCTGTAATCACGCTTGCTTGTATTAAATTAGAGCAGGATTTAGTTATTAAAAATCATCATTGCAATTACAGCTTATTTTTATATTCAGGTGAGATGATATGAGGGCATTATGAAAGGATTTAACAACATTGCAAACATTCCTATGAGGCGGTTTTCTGTTGAACTAAAATACCGTCCGCCAGAGGATAAAACAGGGGAAAATGAAGAATTAATAGATACTTTTGACCTATACATTCCCCGGCTTAAAAATGCCAGGTTAGAATCACAATGGGCATTTACTGAGATGTGGAAAAGATTAGAATCAGATTATAAGAATAAAGGCATAAATCAAATATTTCTTTTTACCGCAGAGTTTAAAGAACTTATTGCAAGGATGGAGGTAAATTCATTTGAGGATGAAACAGCACACAAAATAGACTCACCAACAGAAGAGCAGTATCAACGATGGATAGATAAACTTGAAAAGCGGTTTAAATCACTGTACGGTATAAGTATTGACAACTATACACAGCTATGTGAAGATAAAAAAGTAGTTAATAAAGCTGCTTAACAATGCAATTCCCCGTAGTTAGCCACACAGTAATCAATCATAAACTCCAAGTTATTTGGAGTCTAATAAATCAGCAAGTTACCCCTATTAATCACAGGGGTTTTGTTTTGCTTCTAGAATACAAACAAAATTTACCAGATAAAATAAAAGGACAAATTAACAGCAACTATTATTCAATTCAAGTTGACCATGATAAAAATGAAATTACTATTAAATACACAGACTTTGCAGATGTGATTTTAGTGTTTGGGGATAAATCAACAGAAACCAGTCACGCCAATCAGCGTGGTAGAGTTAAAGTAACAGAATGGTGTACACGTCCAACACACAGAACTAAACGCCAAATACCAAGAGAAATACTAAAAAAATGCGACGAGGTTTTAGGGTTAATAATTAATAATTTAAAAAATTTGCTCAGTATTGCTGCATAAGATAAAATTAATTTGTGTTCTTTCAATACCCCAGCAATGGGGTTTTATTTATGCAATTATCTAAATTACAAGAATTAAGAAAACAGCCTATTAATGACTTAAATACCATTGAATCAGTAGAGATTATTGATTGGGTAAATGGCAGGTTAACCGCTATTAATCATGCACTAAATAAAGCTACACTGTTAAGTAATGGCGATGAATTAGACCAGCAAGGGATAACAGACCTAAATCAATTTTGCAGTGATAGAATAGTCCTGTTTGCTAGTTCTTCAAATGAATTAGATAGAGGATTGCTTGAGGGATATTTAGCTGTTAAAAATTATATACTTAATGTTTAAATATGTTAGAATAAAAGTATTAATTAAAACATTGCAACTATGGTTAATAGTGATTATCCACTGCTTAACATTCCGGCTAAGTACAGGAATTTAGCAAATTATCAATCTGGAGCTTACAGTGCAGATTTCCTTAAATTAGCCATTGCATTATCTGATGTATGGACTCTTGACGGCTTAAGCAGTGGTGGTACTCCAGCAGGATTAGCTTTTTTATCTACTGCAACCATTACCAGAGCAGCTAATACAACAGCTTACACTGCCAATGATGTTTATGGTGGGGTATTCCAATTACAAAATATTGGCAGTAGCGGTGGTTTTGTATTTATAAGTAGTATAGATATTATCTTCAATATTACAGCACTCCCATCGGGTATGGGTGCTTTTGCAGTGTATTTATACTCAAGCACACCACCAAGCGCAATTACCGATAATTTACCCTATTCACTAAGTAGTGGAGATAGGGCAAGTATTATGACACTTAATGGGTTTAATCTATCAGCTTCTTTAGCTAGAGGCGGGGGATCTGTAGTTGCTGAGACATTGAATATAAATCAATTATTCAGACTTGCTCCGAGTAGTACCTCCTTGTGGGGATACCTGGTAACACTAGGGGCATTTACTCCTGCTGCTAATTCAGAAACTGCAACCATTCGCGTTAGGAGTTTTGCTCCATGAGACCCTCAACTAGAATGGTGGTATTGGGTGGTAGAAAACTATTGACTCCTGCTGCACTGGGTTCATCATTGGCTCTGTGGCTTGATGCTGATGATGCCAGTACGATTACGTTAAACGGCTTGACAGTTTCACAATGGCGGGACAAGTCTGGGAATGGTCGTCATGCCGTGCAAGCAACGGCGGCGAATCAACCAATATACAATGCCACGGGGTTAAACACAAAACCCGTTCTGGGGTTTGATGGCACAAATTCTTTCATGCAAGCTGGCGATAATACCACATGGCGATTTCTTCATGACGGTAGCAAATATATAATTAGTGGTGTTTGGAAGCCGGGTGCGATAGATACTCCTGGCTCTCGTGCGATGATTGCCATGACCACCAGTAATACCACCGGGTCAGGTGGTGTTGGACAATATTTTGCATTTGGTGATAGTTTCGGGTTTCGTTACAACGTAACGAGCGGGGGGAGCGGACTTTCTTTTGTTTCCGTTTCTAGAGCATATACTGGAGTATTGGGAAGTTTTGGTAATTTCTCAATTATTGATTTTCAATTAGATCCTGCGAACATAATCGCAGGTAATCGTTGCTTTGCTTCTATAGATGGAGGCGCGCCTATTGGTGGTAATACCCCGACTGGGGGTGTCACTTCAGCTAATAGTGCAGGTTCTTTAATTCTTGGTGGTCTTTCAAATACCACGTCAAATAGATTTCTAGGTGATATCGCCGAACTTTTAATTATCCGAACAGAGCAAAGCGTAAATATTCAATTGATACAAGGCTATCTTGCCCACAAGTGGGGATTAACCGCTAATTTACCCAGCGACCATCCCTTTAAATTTACACCACCTTTGGCTTAAAAAAATTGTATTCTTCTATAAAGTGAGCATAAGGGAACTCATTCCTCGTCTTTTCAATAGCATTTTCAATTGAAGATGCTTCAACACTAAGAAGGATATAATCATTGTCTAAAACTCCAGGTAATTGAAATATTATTACTCTGTAATCCATGACCATTTTTCCAAATTATAAACAATAGCATAACATGAACAGACAACAATGGCTACAAACCCAAATTACTAAATTCCCTGAATTATCCGCAAGGGAATTAGTAGCATTATTAAATCAAAAAGAGTGGATTGATAATCCTAATTCACAACAGCAAGTTCCCAAAATTCCTACATTAAAGGAGTTAAGGGAATCAGTTTTGTTTTCTGAATCTCTCGAATTTCTAAAATTACCGGAATTTATGCACAGATTAGAAAGTGCAGTTAGTCAGGGAAATTTAGAAGATATAGCTTACTACTATCAATTAGCAAAGGAGTCTAATTTGCTTTCTGAACAGACTAAAGCAAAGTTGGATTTACTAATGAATCAAACAATTCCTGATCCAAATTGGCAAGCTCAACTATATATTTCACCTGCTGAATTAGTGGGATTTGAGGTAATTTTAGTTAATGAAGTTGAAGAGATAATAGCCAGGGTAGTATAGCTCAAAATTACCCGCGTTAGTCCAAAAACTATCATTTTTACCCAGCTTTTTGTCAACCCCTACAAAGATTCATTTTCCTTATAGGTTTTCTATATGTGCATAACAGATGTAAATATATAATTAATCTGACTGTATTTACATCTGCAATTAGCAATACTTATGCAATTTGTTTCATGATATTTGCATAAGAATTTTTGCCACTTCGTGCAACTATGGTATCTGCTATAATTTGCAGATTTGGCAAGTTAATCATTTCTGGGTAAAGAGGAAATAGCAGATATCCTAACTGTGCAATTACAAAGAATTTTTCGCAATCTTTTTTGATGCCAGTGATGCTACCGTGGGCGCGTTTGTTATATATTCCCCCCTGTATTTCGATAATCACCTTAGCTTCTATACTTGCAAAATCAGCACGGTACTTTCTACCTAAAGATTTTGCAAATACGAACTCCCTGTATAAATCAATGTGAGAAAATTTCATTTCCCACAATTCAATAAACTTATCTTCCAGCAATGACATAATTAACCTCTGTTGACATTCTAGAATCTAAATAACATCAAGACATTTTTGTAACGCTACACCACCTTAGAATAATTCTGGATAAACTCCCATTTGCTGTTAAATCCTGCTTCCCTCAACTTATCATCAAGATTCTCAGGATAATCACACATTAGCACCAGAAACGGTCTAGAATCGCCTATTAATTCCTTCGCTTTACTTTCTATTTCCTTCGATGTTGGAGGGGTCTTAGACCGCCAATTAAGGCGTTTATATTTAACATCTTTGTTAGGATGCACCCCATCAACGTAAGTAATATATGGCTGTTCAATCGACATAGAAATCTTTATCCTTTTTTTTCCTTTGATGGGTTAACACGGCTTTGCAATACCTGATAGCTGAATACGGATCATACTCCCATATACTCAAGCATTGCTGATATTGCCCTGGTGTTAAATTATGCTTGTACTTATCTAGCTTAAGCATAAGCTTACCCATTATTTTAGGAGGCAAAATAACAGGTTTAAAATTGTCTTTTTCTTCCTCGTCCTCTTCCTCCTTCAATTTAGAAGATGATTTTAATTCGTTTTCAAGATTTTTTAAAATCTTTTTCTGCTCGTCAATCCATTCTTTGAGCTTCATACAACACCAACAAATACTGCAACTATTATACTTAGTTGCGGGGTAGGTGTAAATTTTGTTTCAATTCTAGAATCTAATTATCTATAACTCAAATCACCTGATATATATTGCCGTGCTGTAAATATCCCAGCCTCTAAAGCATCCATCAAATCATTATGCGCCAAAGCATTGTAGTCGGTTATTTCACTTACAATCTTTTTAAGCGTATTGGTATTATCAACTTCACTAACACTTGATGCAACGGTGTTAAATATTATTCTGGACTTCTCAAATAAATAGCTGTGTGATTCTATACGGTCTATCTTTTCACCTCTACCAGTTGATTTGATTTTTTCGATAGTCATAGATGCAAAGTCATTATCTAAGCTGTCATCTTCCCTGATATCGTCCATATAAGCGTTAACATCACCCTCTAAACCTTGAGAATAGCGGTGATAATCTACTGCAAGGATAGCAGGATATTTGCAATCATTTTTTCTTTTTGCCCAATAATCATAAATTAAATCAATCTTTTTAAGGTTGCCTTGTACTCTACCCTCAAAGGCATCAAGTACATATAAGCAATCATTAGCAATGCCTACAACTACAATAGCTGTGGCGTTGCTGTTTTCTTCTTTAGAGTCTGCTGTATCAAGTCCTATAACTATGCGCTCAAACTCTGCTGGCATCCATCCCCACTTAATCAGGTGAGGTCTAATACCCTGTGAGGTAATCTCTGGTATCTCGTTTTGCCGTTGCAGCAAAAATGATTCCTCATCTAATCTCCGTTCCTCTAGCAATGTTTCTAGTGCCACCCGGTCATCACAGTAGGAATACTCGCCACTACCATCACTGAGCAATGCAGATTGTTTAATTACCTTCCATCCATTGACAGGAATGAATGTGGTAGCATACAAATCAAATTTAGCCATGCGAGTTCCCAAGTTGATGGCACGCGCCCCATCATGCTTAGTAAACCGCACAATGCTATTATAATTCTCCATCATCCTATCTTGTATTTTTTTATTCTTAGCTTCTGATGGAGACTTGAGTAAATCGTCAAATAGTAATATATGCGAACGCTTTGAATTTATAGCCCCTTGCAGCCCTGAGCAAGCCAATGTATAAGGCTCTTCAATAGTTGATAGACCCGCAAAAGCGAAGTCAATTGCCCATTCAGATTCACCCCATTTACTCTTAGATGGGCGTACAACGGGGAATACTTCCTGATATCTTTCACTTTCAATAATTGCTTTAATCTGCCTTGATTTAGATGAGGCAACATCAATTACATAGCTAATATATAAAATCTTTAATGATATTCCATGATTTGCATGAACACCAATTACCCAAGCTATCCACTGTAAGCAAAATGTGGATTTTGCAGAGCCGCGCGGACTAAGGATGCAAGTGTCGTCACCTGCAATGCCTTTAAGGAATTTACTATCCTTACCCGTGTTAAGTTCCTTTAGCCATGTATACATATACGGATAAGTATCCATCCCGCATACGTACTTACGAAACAGAACGAAGTCAAAAGCACTATTTATAGCCTCCTGACTTCGTTTTTTAAATGCTGTAATTAATGTGCGTTGCGATTCTTCAAACCATTTAGCATCTCTACGGCTAAATGGTAGCAGTGGCGGTGCATACATTATTTATTGATTTGTTGTAGTTGATCATCGTGTACAACATGGTATCCTAAACTACGTAACCTTGCAAGTGAACTTTGCACGTCCACATACTTATCAACGCCTGTTAACTGTTTCCATTCCCCTAGCAATTTAGCCAATGACTGAGCAGCATAAGACAACGGGCGCATCTTATTAGCAGCCTCTTCAAAACTGGCTGTAGGATGCCATGCAAGATATTTTTGATATGTATCTTCCATTATGTTCTCCCAGTTCTTAATCTGCCGTTCTAGACCCTGAATGCGCTGATACAGGGAACTATTCAATCCTCTGGATATCATTGCGTATCCGGCATTGATAATGTCCAATTGCTCACGCTCACTTAACTGTACATCCATTTCATAATTATCATCAGGAGCGCCGGACACAGCCCTATCATACTCATCAAGTAACTTCTGTGCATCCTTGCGGGTCATGCCAAATTCAGATAGCTGATTAGCATATTTATCTTTAACTACATCCTTTGTAGTACGCGCTTTAGCATCATTTACTTTTTTAAGCACATCCTTGATAAATTGCTTTTCACTGGCATTGTTTTCTGTGTCTAGCAACAAGTTAATAATATGTAAATCTTGCTGTTCAGCAAGACTCAAACCATTGTAGCGGGTTTTTATCCTGTCCCACTTTTCAATAGTTGCGGTGTCAGCAAGTACCATAAAATCAATTTGCGCTTGCTGTGCTAACTTCTGCAAACTCAGTGGTGTTAGTACATACAAGCATTTTATCTGAAACCAATTAAATTTAGGGCTACGCATAGTTTTAATTTTAGAAGACAAACATTATTGTACACATTGTTTATCCCAATGTCTACAGTTATGCAAAATTTGTATTAACTAGCCGTGTATCTGTCATAAGGGGGATATTTACATTTATATTATGGAGTAATGTGAAATTGACAAGAAAAAACTCAGCAATTTAAATTACTGAGCCTAGACCCAAAACTTTTTAAAAACTGGGATTAATTTATGATTGCTTTGTTATTAAAATCAATTAATCCCAGTTTTCTCATTTCTGTAAGATGTCTCTGTATAGTTGGATGCGTCACACCACAAAACCCTGCTATTAATGATTGTGTAAGCAGGTGCATTATATTTTTCTTTTCAGCCCATTGTAAAAACAAATATACTTTTTGCCGTGTGCATCCTTCTGGGAAAGTTTGAATATAATTTAATTCTTCTATTTCATTATACTGCTGAACCAATTGGGAGCTACTTACCTCCTTAACTCTAGCTATTATACAAGGCTCTAAACAAAATAGCCTAATATAATCTTGATTATCCTTATTGGAGTTATAATAATCGCCATCGCTAAATACCGCTATATTATTGTAATTGCCGTTAGGCTGCAATGTTTCGTCAATCACGGATCTTTGCTTAATAAATATACCCTCCTGTACCTGGTACATTCCTTGAGATAAAGTGAACATTTGCCGCCTATCAAACTTATACATAATCGTGTATCAAATAGTTTTATACAATGATACACGATTATGATTAATATTCACCTTGGCAACCTTGGAAGCTCTGGATAATCTTCGCCGCCAATTCGACCGCTTCCTCTTCCTCTGTACATTCTCATAATCAATTACCTAACTACTTAGAATATATTGACATATTCTCCCACAAACCACAATCTTACTCAGGTTCTAGAATCTAAACAAGATATAGGCATTAAACAACCTGCTGTAAGTAGCAGGTTTTTTTTGTTAAACTGGAAACATTAACTTTTTAACCGTTTCAGACTTTAAATAAACCATACCTTGTGGTGGCAATATTCCACAATTACGCATTGCTGTTAGCGGTATGGGGTTAATTAATATTGGCTGTTTCAACAATAAGCCATAGCCTATTTTATTGCCTAGATAAGTCTTGATTTCATCAGGAGACAAGCATAAATCATTGGCATAATCAATCATGAAATCTGCATTGCCATAAATTACGCCAATAACATCGCACCATCCCACTATTTTGGCAGTGGGCATTGTCTCGTAAATTAGCACTTTATTGAATGCTAATTGCTTGCCATTCATACGCGGTTTAACTTTGCGGAGTTCAATCGCCTTTTTACCGCTAAACACATTTTTGGAGTGTCTTGGATGCAATGAAATTAACAACATTTTACCCTTCCTGATTTACTAACACGGTTTTATTGGCTACGGCTTCTTTCAAAGCCCGCAATACATCATCATACTCGCCACCAAAGGTAAAGAAGTCACTGCTTATCATTGCATAGCCATCACCCGTAATCTGTAACAACAAATCTTGATGGTGGATATTAAACGCAGTGCAATGTATAAGCACATATTGATTAAATAATTCAAGCATTTCTACACCCTCTCAGCACCCATAAAATAAAGAAATTAAACCGCAAGTGGTAGGCTTTCCACCAAACCTGATGGTTATTTAAACCGCCTTTTTGCACCCATAAGCGGGTATTGTGTAGGGATGACGGATTCATTGACCTACCATAATAGTTCTCATGGCATACCTCACACACTGGTACAATGTCCCATCCTGGTATCTCGTACCCTGCCACCGACACATCAAAGGGGTTATGTAGCAAGAATATTCCCAACAACCTACGCAGCAAGGAACGCTTATAATGTAGGTGATGTACTATGGTGGCATGGGTGTGGAATGGGTTATTGCTGCACCAAGGTTGTATATATCTAGTTTTTTTGGCTTTGCTGCACCAATTAGGATGATACTTAAATTGTCGCTGAATCACGTGTTGTTGTTAAACTCAATACTTACATATTGACATCCATTAACCAAAGTGTCAATAATGTTTTTATTTTAGAATTAGGACAAACTAAAAACCCCTCGCAATGGAGGGGCTAAATACTACTTATTAGATTTTAATAGCTTGTCCGGTACTTCCACTTCGTTTTGACTTGTGGGATAAACCCCGTTTTCCACCAGATAATGTGAATCACAATGTTGCCCGTCTGGCAGCTTCCAGATGTCCTGACCTGGGTAGATGGGGAATCCATCAGGGTTAGTCAGGTTTTCATTAAAAGCGATGTTGATGAATTTTGCTTTAGCCATTTTATACCTCCGTTGGCGTTAGGATTAAATCTTAAATCCTTCACCGCTAATTGGGCGGTCGGTTTCAACGTCGCCTAAATCTTTTGAATGATGACATAAAATACCTCTGCGCTGACCTTCCGTCTTGATGTTTACATGGATTTTATTTTCCTTGCAAACACTTGTAACAGTTTTACCGTCTAATTTATCGCCTACGGCAACTTGATAAGCTTTCATAATTCTTCTGTTGGTTGGTTGTTTTCCGTTCATGAATCTAATATAAATCAAACTTTTATAGATGTCAATACCCTAAATAAATTATTTTCTTATCATCTTAAAACCCAAACAAACAATTAATCCTAATACCATACACTAGGCTATCTGTCAACAGTAAAATAATTATCTAGTATCTTTAATAATTCTAAAATTGCATCACCAGGTAATTGCTTTTGCCTTGATGCATTGATTAGTACAGTACCTAATGATTCTTGATTCAATGTGCTTAAATCAATAATTACAGGATACTTAGTTTTTAATATTAAGGATTTATTGATCACATCAAGTTTCCACCACAACGAAACGCTTAATAAAATATTATCTTTTTTGAATTTGAGTACATCGCGGTTAAGTATAGATTGAGTCAAACCGTGGCACATAGAAAAGTCAGGCTCAATGTCTGCATAAGCAAATTTCTCTAATGTTGCAAACAGATTTGAACGAGTTACCTTAACCCTGTGTTTTTGACCTATAAGCCCGTAAATTTCCCTTGCAATGTCACCAATGTAGTTAGAGTCATAATTTAAGTTTTCCCCTATTTCCTGGTAGCTTAAACCCTGTTCTATACGGTCTAAAATTTTAACCTCCAAATCATTTAAATTCCGGCAGCGTATTTCGTTAGACACTATATCTAAATATTCTCTATACTGCATAATTAGTATTAATCTTATCACGTCAAGTATATCACAAAACGCAAATTTTGAACCCTAATACCACAGATTGGGTACGATGTCAAGAGTAATTTAAGGCATGAAAAAACCCGGTGTTATCCGGGTTGGTTGTGCGGTCAAAGCAAACAATGAATGGCAACGGTAGGAATCAAACCTACTATGTGGAAAATCCATGCCTTAACCAATTAGGCGACTATTGCCAAGCGGGGTAGGCATGAAGCCTCACCCCACAAACATCAGGGTTCTGATGTTTTTTAATTATAGCACAAAATCACAAAACGCAAATTTTGAACCCTAATAGCTTATCTTGTACACATTGTCAAGCAATTAACGAGAAATAGCTAAAAGCTATGTAAGGTAAATGTTTCAGGTAATTAGCTCAAATTTTGCACACCATACCCGCTTAAAACCGCCAAGCGAAACGCAAATTTTGAACCCTAATAATATCTAAGATTATTGATTAAAGTAAAACCCTGCAAAATGCCTAAAAACCTTGCAGGGTAAAGTATTCAACCCATAAAACTAACTCATTATTATATTAACACGTTTAAAACCGTTGAGCGAAACGCAAATTTTGAACCCTAATATCTTAGAAGATATGAATTAGAAAAGTAGCAGAAAAATTATTAGTTGGCGTTTAAATTAATTTTAAGGGCTATCGCCTCGTGTAACACCTAAATATAGTCAAAGAAGATTCAACAGGCATTGCCAGACAAAATAACAAGCACTCAGAGAATAGCTGGCAATGTGGATGAATAAGTTTATAATTTAGTATAAATTCTACAACGGCTTTTATTTTGAGTTTTAAGGCTTGCGAGTAGCCTAAATGATGATTTGTATGGATGAGGTGGTTTAAGCGGCTATGTGAGTTAATTTAACCACTTCACAGAGTTGTATTCCTGTGAGACATAGCTGTAACTACAATCAAGCTTCATTTCCTCAAAGTCCTCACGGGTAATCCTTCCCTCAGTAATGTAAACCTGTACAAAATCGTCTAAATCTTCCCAATGCCAAGTGATGCTGACGTAGGAGCTACTCTTAATAGTGCTTAAACAATACTGTATCTGTTCCCATGTTGTCACAAGGTCAAAATTTACCATTCCTATTTGCCGTGGACGCAGATAATTTTTATCTTTTGCCAATTTTGGGCGCTCAACTGAACCGCGTTTAGCGGTCTTTTCTTTATTTTTAATTTCTTTTTCTTGTGAAAAAGGTTGTGAGGAAAATTGAAACGACGCTGTATCAATGCTTTCAGCTTCTGTGAGCGTCAAATTTTGATCGTCTAGCGTCAAATTTTGATCATCATCGTCAAATTTTGACGCTGTGACTGTCTCATTCTCATCTACAATGTCATCTACATCGGTATTAATACGCCAATATGAATGGTTACTAGAGCCATGTAAATTTTTAACCCTATAGCCAATTACGCCCGTTTTACCGGATGGGAAGAAAATTTTAAAGATGAACAGCAAGCACTAAAACGCGCTGCTGAGATTATCAGAAACGATGAGGAGCAATTGCGTTCCTTACACAACTACCAAAATCCTGAGCAATTAGTTGAAGAGGCTTGGGACAGCATTGAGGAAATGTATCAGTTCATGCCCTTGCTATGAGAATCTACCGCCCCGCAAGGGGTTTTTTTATTGGCTATATAAATTATGCAAAAATCAATTTCTGCATAAATGCTGTATTGAGTAGCCGCATACTGCATAAAATGTAGGATCGAATTTCCAGATGCTGCATATTTGGCTGCAAGGTGTTTGCAGCCAGAAAAATATGCAGTATCGAGTTTCCAGGAACTACCCTTGCAGCGACCGCAGTTGTAGATATGGCAAGGCTTTGAGGTCATGCAACAACCTTGCATATTTATTTTTTGGCATTAAAAAGCCAAGGTTTTTGTAGGGTCTTAGCTAAAAACTGCCATAAATTTAATCTTGCATCTTGACAGATGTACCGACGTATGCTATAGGGGTATACGCCATAATCTCATCTTAAAACAAAAACAAAAATATTTTAATTAGGGTATTGACATCTATAGAATAGTGTGAGATATTAGGGTTATTGAAACAGAAACACAAAAGTTACAGATTATGGCACGGTTAATATTTGACTCAGTACAAGCTTACGCTACAGAATGCGGTTATACGGTAGAGAAAAAATCAAAAGGGTATCTATTGAATGGTCACGTCGTACCTACCCTTGTAAGAGTAATTGAAGTAGTTAACAATGGCGACTTACTAGATGGCGAATTTTCCCCATTGCCTAATATTGAGATTGAAGAATCTGAAATTACGGAGTTCTGCCAAAAGTACCACACCCATTACAACTATCCAGATATGGAAGAACCAAAGCCCCACTATTGTGGGTTAGCATTTGACGCTAATTTCTACACATACGAATTAGGCGAGATATATCTGAAGCACGAAGGTAACAGCAAAACCGCGATACCTGAGATGGCTGAATATTGTAAGCATCGGTTAGTTTTTAGAATAAAGTCAACGATTAATCACAAAGCAGAAGTAACAGAAATCGTAAACCGCATTAACGATGTGTGGGATAGGTTCAGTCCCAAAGATGATGAAATTGACATAATCATCAAAATCAGCAGAGCGTTACACACGCTAAATGGCGACTCTAGGGATAATGATTGGCATAACCGCCCGCTTCCTCTGCCTTCACACCCTGGTTTTTGGGAGTATGCTTACCAGTGCATAAATAAATATCGCGTAATTGAAGAGTGTAAGTTATTGCTTAAATCTCATGGCATCCAGTACCACACCCGTTACGGCTCTAGTAAATGGGTAGGTGATGTAATAGCGCGTAAACATGGGCAACAAAAGCGGTTTTGGTGGCAAGACAACCACGCAAATATGACCGATATCCAATATTGGAACACCGTTAAAGAATTATTATCCGCTTAATTCTATGACCTAAGCACGTCGTTAAACTGCTGTAAATTTACCAACCAAAAGAAATCATGAAAACTTTGTACATAGTCAGGGGATGCCCTGGCAACGGGAAAACCACATTGGCTAATAATATTCAGGATGCTATCAAGTCCATTGCGGCTGATGATATGCCAGGGCTATATGTTGATGGTGTTTATCAACAGCACTTACAAAAAGATAGCCATAATTGGTGTTTAAGAATGTGCGAAGAATTTATGAAACGCAGTGAGGGTATTGCCGTACACAACACCTTTACCCGTATTTTCTACATCAAGCCATACATCGAACTAGCAAACCGCTATGGTTACTCAGTGCATATTATCCACAGTGAAGCGGTGTTGACCGCAAGTGGACGCACTACAGACACCCATAACGTACCAGCCGATGTGTTAGTATCTATGCGTAACGGTTGGGAGAATTGGGACGCATTACCCAAGATGGGCATGACTCCTAAAGATATTGCAGAACAGATAGAGAAAGCCAAAGCGTATCCTGATGCCATTATCTTTGATATGGATGGGACGATTAAGCGTACAAAGTCGGGTGAGACATTTCCCCGGTCACCAGATGACTGGCAGTTAACAAAAGAATTTGAAGCTTTCAATGCTTGCGAATTTATGTACAGTGGAAATAATTTTTATTTAATATCCAATCAACGAGGATTAACAGGAGGACAAAAAACAGAAGATTTCCTAGACAATGAACAAGCCAGTTTAAAAATTTATCTTGAGGAAAATTGTGATATTTATTTTCAAGATTCTTATTTCCTGACGCATAAATATGCGTTAAAAGCCGCTAATGGATGGGAACGCATAAATGGTAATTTTGCCAAACCATCACCCGCAATATTTGATTTAATCCACAACAGCAGCCGCAAAAACTATTGGATTATAGGCGATGCCCACACCGATGACCGTTCGGAGGATTGGCAATTTGCCCAAAACTGCCAGAAAGCCTACCCACACCTAAGCATAACCTACATTCCGATTGAGTTAGCAGCTTATGTTTACAAATTGCACCATACGTGATATGGTATAATAATAACGCTAATGGATTCCTAAACTCAACCGCCCCGCAAGGGGTTTTTTATTTATGATTACGCTTAAACTTACTGATTCGGAGGCTAAAAGCCTTGACTTATTGCTAGAGCGTACACCACACAAGGATACACAGCAATGTGTTGTACATAATAAGCTAGTGCAGTCATTAGGAAGCGACGCTCACTTTATGGCACGATTAGAACCAAATATTAATCTATCCAGTGCTGATGTAGAGTTAATATTATCACTGATTAAATTTGTAGAGCAGTGTGATTATATTATAATGCACCTGCACAATTAGCACCGCTTAAACAAAAATTGGAAGTGTTAAAAGGCGGGTAGTTCATATTCTAAAATTAATTTATTTTAGGTATTGACATCTAGGGATAAGTATGGCAGTATAAAGAAGTAAAGAAAAAGAGGCAATTCAAATGCAAATTTACAATGGCACTCAGCACGAAGTTAATATTTATTCCATTGATGATTGTGAATCCGTGCAAAACGGTCGTAAACTGATCTTAAAAGCAGGTGCTACACCTGTGGCGATTATTCCCGCAGGAACTAACTTAAACGCTGTAAAAGGTAATTTACCAGCACCTGAACTAGAAACCGATATCCCCTTAAAAGGTGCGGTTGTTTTCACCGACTACGAAACAGCACCAGAAGGGTTTGATATTTATATCGTCTCTAATCTCTACCGCAGTGCAGTCAAAGAACTTGGTGGAAAAACTTCAAAGCTGGCGACTGTTGACGGTGTTGTGTACGCATCAGAATCAGAGATGAAGCCTTGCGGATGCACCGCTTTAGCTGTTGGCTGATAGCTTAAAATTAATCTCTCAATCTACCGCCCAAGTGGCGGTTTTTTATTGCCTCATTGTTTCGATTTTAGAATTAAAACAATTTTTATTTACCTATTGACATCTACCAGTAAGCAAGTTATATTATTTATATTGAAACCGAAACAGAGGGTTACACAGATGAAATTCACCACCAACTTTTTAATCCGTTGCCTCAAAAATCAAATCGCAGCCTGTCTCCGTGAAATTAAAAAAGGCGTTAAGTCCTATGCTGTAAGAATAAACGACCTCTACGACGAGCTAGAAGCAGCAGAAAATAAAATTCGTAAAGAAGTAATCGGCAAGGTAAACGCGCTGGCTACCATGACTCAAGTGCAGTGTTTCCGCTTCATTTACGCTTTTAAAACACTGGCTAAAATCACATCCAAGATTAAATTAATAGATGTTACACAAGTTCATTACAGCACTGGTGACGCTGAATATATCGTTACTTACAGCGAAAACGACACGCTGTATACTGCAACAGTAGACGCTGGTGAGTTGGCGCTATTGGTGAATGAAACAGGAGGATTCAATAAACATTTCTGCACACAAACAATCATTAACGACGTAGTTTTACCCGCGCTACAACGTCAAGGATTTAATAAAGCTAAGGCAGTGCAGTTTGGATGGTATCCAGATTGCATTAACCTAAATCCTGCCAACTACTATGCAGGACTAGATTGTTGTTACATAGGCGTAACCGACAATAAATATTGGATGGGATTCGCAAAACGAGTGCAAGATATTGCGGACAAGCAATATTTCAGCAAGCTATCTGACCTTATCAACGCTATTAAATTCCAAATGAGTGCAATCTAATGGCTAAATCTAAAAATACTAAAAATAGCCCAAAATCAGAGCAAGGGGAGGCTCTAACTCCCCAACAGCAAGGGCAAATAGCAGACCAGAGACGGGCTGCTGAAACAGAAAAATTAAGAAACTTAGCGAGTAAGTTTCTTGTAGGCACGCGAGTAAGTCGCAGTGTGTGGGTAAAAGATGCGGCTAACCCGCTACTGTTGGTAAAAGGGTATAAATCAGGTACTATTGCTTTTAACATGGTGTCCCACTCAGGATATCCAACATTGTTGGTTCTCTGGGATGGGGATAAAACACCAGTACCAGAACACCCGCCATTACTCACTATTGAGGATTGGTGAAGCCTAGACCCAAGGCGATAATATGAAACTCATAGATTCTGAATCCTCTACCCTTGCGGTAGGGGATAAATTTAAAGTCGTCTCCGCAAATTCTAAAGACGGCATACCCGACTATAGAGTAGGCGACTTGGCTCAAATCTCTGCAATAGCAGTTGATGGGGTCAAGATTTCCTATTTCTGTGAACCTTTATCAGAGTACACTTTACCCATACGTGCTACAAAGCACATCAAAAAAGTGTAGGTTTACATCATGTTTGCAATGTGATATCATGGTTATAATCTAATTCATAAACGGAATGACTATGACTTCATTTGCAAATTTAACAATGGTGTCCAGGATTTCATCTCCCAACGCACCTACAAAGCCACGCACTTATAATTTTGGCATACGTACCGAAAAAACACTAGAAAGATTCTGTAATTATCACAACCTCACTGATGAGGAAAAACAGCTTTTAAGGCTGACTGAAATTGACTGTTACCCGCTTAACCAGATAGCAGAAATACTGGGAGTAACCAGGCAATGCGTATTTCAGAAACGACGCAATCTGTACAGGCGAACGATTGAAAAACAAGCTAGTTAACCAACAACCCGCTTAAATGGCGGGTTTTTTAATGCCTGAAGCTGTTTGCATTCTAAAAATAGTCTCAAACCGTCAGAAATGGCGGGTTTTTATTATATTGACATCTTACCTCTAATTCCTTATAATGATTCTAGAATCAAAACAAGGAATTAAATAAGATGGTAGCTGAAATTAAAAAATTAGATAATGCAGTGGCAGTCCTCAAAAGTATGCCAGATGTACATTTTTACGAGCGTATAGGGTCACTGGTATACCATGCGTTAAATCAGTTTTACATCCCTACAGAAGAGGCAAAAGCAATATTTCAGGGGACTATCTTGGAGGAGTTTATAGAAGCTCCTGAGTGGAATCAGGTAATCACTGCTTTCATGAGTGAGTGTAAGCGCATCCTTAACCCTGTTTATGAAGGGAAGTTAAAGTCATTCCCGCAAGAAATAAGCAAGGGAAGCGGGATGTTTTATATCGTCTTTTTTACTGGCAACGTGAAGGAAAAAGGTGATGAAACACGCTTTCATGAGTGCGCTAAATTTATGACAGATGGTGAAGGCAATATTGTCTTGCTCAATTGTGATGAGCAATGGCAGATTAAGACCAGTGAGGAAATCAGCACTATTTGGCAACGATGCCAAATGTGGTCTAAAACCCAATTATCGAAGGCGTTAAACAGCGCATTAAAGAAGCACGGCTATAAATTTGGCAGTGGTGAAGGTAGTGGTACGAAACAAATTACTTTTTTGCCGATTGGCTTAACTGATGAGTTTTACAAGCTCAGAAGCATTGTTAAATCTCTAAATAATTCTAATATTTTCATTGCCCCTGTAATAGCAGGTAGCAGGGAAGACGCAGAGGAATATAAAAAGATTGTCACAGAGTCCTTTGAGGCTGAATTTATGGAGGGTAAGAAAGCATTGTTTGAATTATGTCTACATTTATATTCACAACAGAAAGAATGGGAAAATTATGTAAGGCTGGTTAGAAAACGGGATATAGAAACATTAAAGTTAACTCACATTGCCACAAGTACCCGCTATGGTCAGCAGCTAACAAGTAAACTACAAATCATCAATAACAATGCCTGTGACGCTGAATGGGAAGAAATTTGCAATGAGTGGGTATACAGCGTGAAACCATGCCAGCGCGTGTACCCACAACGGGTATATAACATACAAAGTACCCTTAAAAATGCGCTAGATAAAATCAACAGCGCCGTACAAACTCGGTACTTTGCTACGATTAAGGATGATATTAGTAAGGATATCCTAGTCACTGCCAAGATACTGGCTAAAGTCTCGGAACAAACGATTGACGATGTACTTAGGATTATTTAATTTTTAAGTCAAATTCTAGAATCAGAACAAGCCCCGTTAAGGGGTTTTTATTTTTTTTATTTTGGGTATTGACATCTAGTAAGTTAAGTGTCATTATATAGAAAGTTACACAAGGAATTAATTATGCAAGCTCAATCAAATAACTCTCAGTTAGCAGTCGTTAAACCCGCACAGTCAACAGCAGTTGTGACAAAAACTCCATCTTTGATAAACAATCTTGATGATATTGCAAGAGTATCTGAATTGCTTGCAAAGTCTGGTTTTTTTGAAGATGCTAAAACTGCTGCACAATGCGGAGTTAAGGTGTTAGCGGGTTTGGAAATGGGATTTAAGGCTTTCCAGTCAATGACTGGTATTCATATTATTAAAGGCAAGCCTACTGTTGGTGCTGGTCTAATGGCTGCTAAAATTCGCGGTAGTGGCAAATATGATTATGAAGTTTTAGAGCAATCAGACTCTATTTGTAGAATAGCTATCTTTGAGGCAATTTTTAAGCAGGATGTTGTAGACCTCAAACGGCAACTAATCAGAGGCGTTGTAGACAAAGCTAGATATGATGCGGCTATTGAAGTAATCGCACTTGGCGTGAGTGTTTTCACTAAAGAAGATGCCCAAAAAGCAGGTACTCAAAACATGGGTAAGTTCCCAAAAAATATGCTATTTGCCCGTTGTGTCAGCAACGCTGTTAAATTTCATTGCCCCGACGTATTTGATTGTAGTGTATATGTTCCCGAAGAAATGGGCGTTGAAGTTGACGACGACGGCAATATTTTAAGCTATGAGCCGTATAGCCCAAAAGAAAAAGAATTTCAAAAACTGATTGAACAGCAGCCAACACAGCCCAAACCACAGCCGCAGCAACCATCGGAAATTGACCAGCTAAGAATGCAACTAAAATCAACAGTAGAAAGTAAAGGATGGGTTCTGAACGACGTTGCACCCTGGATTAAAGAACAGTGTCAGACACGCTATAACAAGCCAAATACATCGGCTTGTACACCAGAGGAATTACGGGATTTAATCCAGTTTATCGCATCCTACGAACCACCACAGCAAGAACCTGTAGACGTTGACATAGATTTTGACAACACGCTATAACTTAAAAGCATAGATTTTTAAGACCCGTCACAGGGTCTTTTTTATTGCCAACACACTATTGACATCTGGCAAGATAAAAGTTATTGTGATTTTAGAACGTAAACAACAGAGGTCAATGTGATGGGCTGTAAAATCATTGATTCAATGAAATATGTTAAAAGCCGTGTGTATAAATCTGATGTATTGGTAGATTTAAGCTATGCGTGTATGATTGCTAGATTGCCTGTGCTGATGATTGGTAATCCAGGAACAGGTAAATCGCATACCAGTAAAATCATTGCGGGTATGTTTGGTAAACGCGATGAGGACTGGTTTTATCAATCAATCACCGCTAAAACTTCACCTGAAAAGTTGTTTGGTGGTTTAATCGCTGAAAAGATGTTGCAAGGGATTGAGGAATATAATCTTGCCGTAGGCGCAGCTTCTAAAGTAGGTAACATTTTTGATGAGTTGTATAAAAGTCAGCACCCCGCTATGATGAATGCTCTACTTAATTACTTTGACGAGCAGCCCACTATTTTTAGCGGTGGACGCAACGTAACACCCGATTGGCACTGGTGTTTTAACACAACCAACTTTGAAGATTTACCCGAAGATTTACGTTTTTGCCCTTTATGGGACAGACAAGGTGCTAAGTTTCAAGTAAAGGATCTAAATGACGTTGAATCCAAAAAAGCTTTGATTATGTGCATGAAACAGGATAAAACACCTGCAACAGCACCTACCTTATCCATTGCCGACCTTGAATTGGCACGGAAAACAGCAATGGCAATTGAGGTAACAGGGGAAATAATTGATTTATTCTATGAAAAGGTGCTACCAATCCTCAAAAAACATTGCTACATCAGCCAACGGAAAATTAACTCCCTATTCATAGGCAAACCCGGACACCCTAGTATTTTACAAAGCATTGCTTATATAAGCGGTGGCGTAATGAGTGATGAGGTATTGCGCTATGTACCTTATTTTTGCTGGCAAGATGTCAGCAGCTACGATAAAGTAATTGATGAGGTTGCCAAAACTATTGTATCTCCAGTGATTAGCACTTATAGGGAAATTATCAGCAATGTAGAGGATATGATAGAAAATGTAGTAGCCAAAAAGTATAGCCACATAGAAGCTATACAACAGCAAAAATTTCTTACAGACAGCATCACGGCGAGATTATCCGCTTATGATGACAACCAAAAGAAAAAAGCCCAACCGCTAAGGCTGCAATTAGGAAAGCTAGTAAAAACACTTAACGCAGAGATTGATAACCTAGCGCCCAAAACAACCCTAGATAATATGGAATTTTAATACTATTGACATCTAGCTGATTAGGGGATATCTTGGCAGGTATCCCTTATTTTGTTTTAATCCTAGAATCATGTTAAGTAAAGAATATGTCAAGGCGGTTTCTGATTATTTGTTTTCCTGTGAGGTAGACAAAGCTGTTTATAGCTCTGTCTACTTTGGTGAAGTTGATTCTGAGCTAACAGGTAATGTTGCAGCATTGGTAAAATCTGCTGTTGATATCCTTCCCAGCTATTGCCGATATGACCTTAATTTTTCCTACACTTACACACTACAGTTACAGCGTGCGGTAAACGATGCTGTGATTGCCGATGAAATAGCCAAGGAACAGGGAGAAAAACCCAAAACGGGTAAACCTACTAAAACAGCAAAAACACCCCAGGAAGAGGCAGAAAAAGCGTTAAAAGACGCGATGGGACAACATGGGATGGAACAGCACCCTGATGGACTCAAACATCAAGAGGAAATTAATAAAGAAGCTGAAGAATTAATGATTGGTGGCTTAAATGCCAATGGTGATGAAACGCCTGTAGAGGTTGCCTACAAGATTAAAAATATTAATACGTCGTTAAAGCGGATTCAGAAAACATTACGCAATGTATCAGCCGTCAGTGAATCATTGATTAGAGGTTTACAGCAGGTCAAAAGCGAGTGGAGTGAAACAGGCTATGATTACGGCAGGGATTTAGCACTGATGGATGCCAGTGAGTTCTCGTTATTAGGTAGTGAGCAAACTAAACAGCTATGGCTGCTTAAATATGCCAAGGGTGAGTTGTTGCAAGAATCTAGTCAAGATAAAAAGGGCTTAGGTGATTTAATAATTGCAGTGGATACAAGCGGGTCTACTTGTGGCAGAGCATATCACGGTAATTCAGTGATTGATATCGAGATGGGCATTGCATTGGCAATGAGTAAGTTAGCAATTAAGAATAAATGCAAGGTTAAATTTTGCTTTCACACAGTAAAAACATGGGGGCATAGTGAAGGCTTTATGAGAAGCAATGCACAATTAAATAAATATTTTGCAGAAAAGTTAATGGGTGGCAGACTATCAACTGGTGACAACAACTTTGAACAGGTGTTAATCGAATTATTTGAACCATTGCAAGGTATCCACGCCGGAAAGCGTAAACCGGGCGTAATATTTATTACCGATGGGTATGATCACGAATTTAACGGTGCTAATAGCACACACCAGTTAATTGCAGATATTAAAAAACAGACGGGAATCAAATTATATTCCTATTTCATCAGCAATGAAGACCCCAGAAGATACAGCGATGGAATTTTGAAAGTTTCCGACCATAATTACTGGATTGATACAAGCAAGCCTATTGATGGGCAAATCGAGAATTTTACAGAGCTTTTTTAACAGCAATAAGGATAAATGCGCTTGACATTTATCCTTCATTCAATCACAATCAATAAAGAACTAAAAGGAAGAAAAATAATGACAGTAGCAACAAAACCCCGTTATGGAGTAGGTGAAACCGTCGGTATTCATGTTGACGATTTGAACTTTGGCTTAAACGCTCGCTATGGGTGGGGCAATGGCAATATTTTAGAAGCCTACAAAGCCAAAAACGAAGCGTTAAAACAGAAGATTGAGGAATGGGGATTTAGGAAAGCTCACGCTGTAGAGGCTTATTATGATGAAGGCAAGTTGACAGTAAAACACGGAAACCGCAGGACATTTGCCGCTAAATGGATTCATGATGAAGACCCCGACGCAGTAATTGCTTGGGATTTGCCAGCGGGTGAAATCTGGGTGACAATTGTTGAAAAACCCAGTAGTGTAATTGAGCTATTAAACGAGCAGGTGGCTGACAATGAACAGTTAGCTGCTACTAAGCTTGACACTTTAATGGTTTATCAAGCGCGTGTAGATGAACTCATTAAAAGCGGCGAAGTTAAAACCGCCAACAATGCTGTTAAGTTAATCGCTAAACAAGATTTTAAGGGTAAGGCTGCAAGCATTGTAGAACTGGGTAAAGCTGCAAGCATTGATGAGGCTTATAAGCACCTTAAAAAAGAGTTGTCAGCCTATGAAGCTAACCTCAAGAAAGATTTGAGGGTAATGACTCTTTCCCCACAAGTTTTAAGTTGGCTACAAGAATCTTACCTTGATGCCTGTGATATTAAACTTAGCTTTGGCAAAATCAATGAATTATTGAACACCTACGGAGAAAAAGCCGACTTGCTGCTTAAAGAGGCGCTGCAAGAAGTCACTCTAGAGCCACGTGAGGAATACAGCCAGAATCAATATTTGTCCTCTAAATGGCTTGAGAATTTAGCTAAAAAATTAGGGTTAGATGAGGAAGAAAAACCAGTTAAAAACCCCCAAAAACCCGCACCTGTAACTACATCCAGCGATGATACTGACGAGGAAAAAGAAGAATTAACACTAGAATCCCAAGTAGAGGAACAGGAAGAGGTAGGCGCAGAAGAAAAATCCAAAAATGCAAAAACTGGCAATATTCAAACACGCGCTAAAAAAGCCCGTGATTATTATTTCTTACAAGCTCAAAAGCTATTAGATAGCAATGTAGGATTGATGCTAGTTGATGCAACGTTGAAGCCCTTAGAAGATGGCTTGACGGAGTTCAGTGTTATTATCCCGACAACAGAAACAGCTAAAGAGTTTCAATCTTTTATTGATAACATTGCGGCAGCATTAGGCAACGCTGAAGCAATTGCCAAGCTAGAAGCAATCAATCCAAAACCTGTAGCACCTGAACCAGCAGCAGAAGAAACCGAGCCAAAGCAGCAGGAAGCAACCACGGCTAATCCATTAGATGATGTAGATTTGGGAGATATTGAATACTAGATGTTTTAATTCTAGAACCAAAACAAGTCAAATATTGGCTATTGACATCTAACCCTTGTAAGTGCTACAGTGTGGCTGTATACTAGCAATTACAAGGGTTTCGCTGTGTGAGTAAATCTTATGAATGAAATTCCAGTATTTGACATCCGCAATTTTACAGAGCAATTAGTACCAAATCCAAAGGAAAAAAATAAATACATTTGCCCCAATTGTAGTGGGCATAATTTAGCAATTGACAAGAAAACAGGGGCTTATCAGTGCTTTAACGGATGTTCTAATAAAGAGGTCCGGGAAGCTGTCAAGCCCTGGGCAGAGGTCAAGGAAGAGTTAAGGGAAAACGGTTTCAAAAGTGCAGCTAGACCAAAGATTATGACGACATTAGCAGTTAATAAACCTAAAGAGATTCAACAAGAGGACTATCAAATATTAACGCAAGTATACGGCGTTGATTTCCCTAAAATTACGAACTTAGGGATGGAAAGATATATTGATTTTGTATATTCTCCTACGCAAATAGTGCGTAGGATGGAAGAAAAAACAGCGGCTGGATGGAAGAAAAAGCCAGGGGACAAAAAAGGTATAAGACCCTGGCATTGTGATGATAAGGGTGTATGGCATGAGGCAAAAGGCGATAATATATGGCAACCTTACCAATGGCAAGATGTAGTAAATGCTGGTAAGGGTAAATGGGTGCTATTTGTTGAGGGGGAAAAATGTGTCGAGTACGCAAGGGTGAAATTTAATCTTGTGGCTACAACCTTTATGGGTAGTGCATGGGATGAAACGATGTCTGATTGGTTTAATAAAATGCGTGAAATTGGTGTGGCTGGCGTGATAATGTGGCCAGATCATGATAAACCAGGCTATGAAAAAGCTAAGAAGGTTAAGGAAATTTGCAATAAATTAAATATTTCATATATTCAACTAGACCCGCTTAGAATATGGTCGGCAATGCCAGATAAAGGGGACATTGCGGATTATTGGTTGGCTCACCAAAAACAGGATAAAAAAGTAATTTGGGATATTTTAGTTAGCTCAATTCACTCTTATAATGAAGAAAAACTAGACCCAATTAGAACAGCCATTATAGAGGCTATGGACAAGAAGATGCCAGAAGCAAAGCAATTTCTGACATTGTATCAGGAAAATAATGATCCATTGTATCAGCAGATGTTGAAGCAAATCCTCATCGGACAAGGATACAATCAAAATATTCTTGATAGCATTTTATCAGGGGTAAACATGAACCCTAAAAGACCGCCAACGGTAATGACTGGTCAAGAATTTATTGATTATGTGTTCCCTACAAGTGGCTGGAAATATCCAGAATTAGTAATTGATTGTGGGGTGCAAATCGTAAGTGGTTTACCAGGGGCAATGAAGACCACTTTTAGCTATGACATGGGGTTTCATTATGTTAATAATTTGCCGTTTTTGGGGGAAGAATTAAGCATTGATGCAAGGCTAGAAAACAAGAAATTATTAATAATTAACAGTGACCAGCAATCACAGGAATGTCAAAGTTTAATCAAACAATCGCCACTAGCCTTAAAGGCAATTCGTGATGGTAAATTGCATATCATTGGTGGTAATCCAGAAGAGGAAAAATGGAATTTAAAATATCTTCCTTGGCTTGAGGAACAGTGCAAAAAGTTCCGTTACACCATGATGATTATTGACTCATACAATAGTATTCACAATCATCTACCAGACTGGAATGAGAACTTATCAACAGCGGCACAGGGTATCAATGCTTTAAGGGCATTGGCTGAAAAATATAATATTGCAATCATCGTCATCCATCACGACGGGAAAAGAGAAGATGGAAGTGCAACTATTAAAACCAGAGGGAATACAGCTATTCCCGGCGCGGCTTCTGCTGTAATGAGTTTGACTGAAACCAAAGAAGATAAAAATGGAAACCGCGACCCGTTAATTAGATTTTTAGAAATATCGAAATTAAGAGGCGGTGCGTGTGGAAAGATGGTATTAAAATTTTCACCTGAGAAGCGTTCATTTGACGTTTTGCCGGATGGAAACCCACAAAACAGAGAAACGCTCAATAACATTGCTAATAGCTTATTTACCAGCAAATTTACAGGCTATGACGAGCATTCATTTGAGGATTTAAGACGTGGCTTTGTCGCTGGCGTTGGTGGCGATAGAAGTCTGTTTTTAGCCCGTGTCCTGACTAAATTAGAGCAAAGGGGACAAATACAAAGGGTAATGCGGGGTGATAATGTTTATTACAGGAATCGCTCTGTACCCAACGTTAAAGTAGAGGATTTAATTTAAAATTGGCATATTTAATAAGTGCTACCATTGTGATAAATGGTAGTTTTTTTATGCCTAAAAAACCCCGTGATTTTAATCAAATTCCTGGTACTTTCAAAAGTTTAAAACCAGGTGACAAAGTATCATTTAGAATCCCTGGAGAAGAGTTAATAGAAATCCCTGGAGAGCTTTGTACCAAGGACTTAGAGATACCTGATATTATCAATTTATCGCCTGAAAGAAGAGGTAGAGAGGAGGGGTCAAACATAATTTATGATCCTGATCAAACATATAATTATCTGTCAGTCAGTGAACGGGAAAACAGAAGTTTTCAATTATTGCCAGCTTACATAAGAGAAGAGCCAGAATTAAAGCGCACTGTATACGGATTTTGTAGCGATAATTCACCCTCTGGATTTTGGGAAGTAGTGGTATCAGAAGGGGAGTCAGCAACATTTATTAATT